TAAATCATTCCCTTTAACGCAATATCGGTTTGATAAGAATTCAAAATCAAAAACGATTATTGTTGACGTGAACCGAAACGTTCGTGCGTATCTTGATCAAATGGATAATGCGAATGCGTATCTGTTATATGAAATTACTGATGGCTCTCGTCCAGATCAAATATCAATGGAACTATATAAAACTCCTGCATATTATTGGACCTTCTTTGTTGTAAATGAGAACCTGTCAGGTGGATTGCATGCATGGCCAAAGTCTTCATTAGAGTTAGAAAAGTATATTGATGAAAAATATAATAGGATTGCTATTACCTCTGAGTCAAAAGCCGGTGTTGATGCAAATACGCATCTACTTTGGAGATATGACTTAGTAATCGGTGAGACAGTACAAGGATTGAGTTCAGGAGCAACTGGAACACTTGCTGAGATAGACTATAATACAAATACATTCTATCTTGAAAATGTTACCGGAAACTTTATTGATGAAAGCTTAGCGTTTACTACATCGCTTATCGGTCTGGCATCGAATTCGTCATTTAAGAATAACGTTGTCAGCGAAGTAAATGCTGTACATCATTATATAAACTCTGATGGTGTCACTGTTGATCGTTTGAATTTTAATGTAAATGATTCAATGCTGCCTGTAACGAACTATGAATACGAAACAGATTTAAATGATTCGCGTATGTCGATACGTGTAATTAATCCTGCTGCGATTGACGAATTTGCTACTAAATATCGTACGCTCATTAATCAATAGATAATATAATATGGCTATACAAAAAGGTTTAAATCCAACTGATTTAACTGCGATTAGTCCAGATTCGTACAGACTAACCGTGAATATTGAATCAGCAAATGGTAAAGAGCGTGACATTACACAGTTAATACAGAGTATGACCGTGTTTGAATCAGTCTTTCAACAGACGCTTATTGCTGAATTTGAATTAGCTGATGCTGTTTCTTTGTTTGAAGATCTTAATATTACTGGCAATGAAAAGATATCATCAGTAGTGCGTAAACAAAACGATAAGAGTTCGCCTCCAATCGATATACAAAATGACTGGTACGTCTTAGACATTCCTGTGTTTGGTCGACCAAAGCCTGATCTACAGGTTTCAAAGATTCGTTGCGTCAACTCATTTGGCTTAGTCTCTAAGATGAGACGTATTGCAGCAACTCTTTCGGGCACGCCCGTGGAGATCTTAACCGAGCTTTATCGCCAGGTTGGTGTGGACATTGAAGTGCAAGATGATCAGTCTCTTGGTACATTTAAATTTGTTCCTCCACGTCTCACATACTCTGACGCAATTCAAAACGTTTTACAGAAAACTATGTCACCGAATGGTGCGCCGTTCTTTGCGTTTCAAACGTTTCATGAATCTAAATACATACTCGCATCGTATAACTCGATGATACTTGAACCAATATTAGATTACTATAATCAAGGTTATTTCTATAGAGAGGAGTCACAGACTGATGCATCGTTTGAAGAGAAGCGACATAGGATATTAGAAGCATCATCGAATCTAGGCTTTTCTCCATATAAATCCATGAAGAATGGTTCATACGTTACACGTACGCATGCGCTCGACTGGTCGAACAAGACATATGAGACAATTGACTTTAATGCGTTTAACGATAAAGTTCCTCTTATTGATGGAAGCAAGTCTGATTTAGTATGGAACAAAGACTTTGATGTGTCTGGTGTTGGACCGAACACGTTAACCGATACGTACAACATTTATACATCACTTAATTCTTTGGCGATGATCGATACTGATGAAGCAAACTATCATCAGTTCACTCCATATAAGATGTCGACTAAACACTCTATCTACTCTAACCTAGAACAGATGGAGCATTCGATTAAATTAAATGGAGACTCACGCTTGAGTGCTGGTAAGACAGTAGAACTTAAGTTTCCAAAGGTTGGCCAGGTTGATGGTCAAGGCCGTGAAGACGATCCGTTTATATCTGGCAAATACTTGATTGTTTCTTCTACACATACATTCAACTCTGAAGGTTATTATACGCGAATTAAAGTTCGTAGGGATTCGGTGCACAAGCGATGAATAATGGTTTTATGACAGATAAGTTTGTTTGGTTTTCTGGTGTTGTAGAAGATCGTGCTGACCCTTTATATTTAAATCGTGTTAGGGTAAGAGCTTTTGGCTATCATACGCCAGATAAGGTGTTAGTTAAAACAGAAGATCTACCATGGGCTACAGTCATGTTACCTGCAACAGAGTCTGGTACATCTGGCGTTGGTCGTTCACCTCATGGATTAGTCGAGGGATCATGGGTTATTGGATTCTTTCGTGATGGCACTGACGCACAGGATCCGGTTATCCTTGGATCTATTGCTGCATTAAATACGCAAGCAGCTGATCCATCGATAGGTTTCTTTGATCCGCTTGGTAATTATCCAAAGTCAACTGATGATATTACTACTAACTATTTAAACGAATCGGATGTCAATAAGGCAGCTCGTGGATTAGCTACTCAGGCAAACATCAACCAAGAAACAATTCGTACGGCGAATGTAGCTAATTCAGATGCAGTCGAAAAGCTTGGATACGTTGAAGCCAAATCAAAGGCTGATCCATTTAAATTGAGCGGTGATACACCAAACATCTTTGCCTTTGATGAGCCTCCTTCACCAGCTAAACCACAATATCCATTTAATAAAGTAATGGAATCAGAGTCTGGTCATGTTTTTGAAGTAGATGATACTGCTGACTATCAACGGATTAAAGAACATCATCGATCAGGCACATTCTATGAGATACATCCTGATGGATCACGCGTGCTTAAAGTTGTTAAGGATAACTATGAAGTAACGCTTGGCGATGAGTACGTGAATGTTAAAGGTACATCACGTGTAACTGTAGAAGGTGACTGTAATCTCTTTGTTGTCGGTAACTGCAATACTGAGATACAGGGTAACAAAGAAGAACACATCTATGGTAACTCAACGCAGGTTATTCATGGCTCTGAGTTTAAAACGGTTAAGCAAAATGCTATACACCAGATTGATGGTTATATGACACACAGCGTCGGCCAATACTTTGAACAAACAATTGGTTCTTATATGAGTTTAAATGTTGGATCGAATCTTACCGAAACAATTGGCGGTGCGCAATCTACAACAGCATCGAACCATACTACAATTAATAACAACGTTAACATTACTGGTAACCTTAATATTCAGGGTACAACGCACTCTGTCGGTGATGTGTCTACTTCTGCTGGAGCAAATCCAACATTAGCGACTCACTTCCACTTTGGACATGATCCATCAGGAAGATCAACAGCTCCAGGCGGAAATAGATAAAATAGGTATAAATAGATACTATGAGCACACAAATTCTATCAGATAAAAACTATGCTGAGGTCAAGGCAACAGTAGTTGCGCGTACGCGTGACTATTCGGATCTTGATCTAGGGCTTAAGCCTCATCCGAATCTCGGTGATGTTATACCGTTAAGAGATATCGGAGCAATTAAAGCATCTGTCAAGAATTTGATTTTAACGTCTTATGGTGAAAGGCCTTTTCAACCGAACATAGGCTGTAATATTACTAATCAGCTCTTTGAAAACTTTAATCCGATTACAGTTGCAGCAATGCGTGAATCGATTAAACGAACATTGAAATACCACGAGAAACGTGTTGCGATTGCAAGTTTAGATATACAAGATCGATCTGATCAAAATTCTATCTTCATATCATTAACAGTAAAAATATTAAACGTACCAGATTTAGTTGATATAGAACTTTATCTAGAGAGAACCCGATAATGGCAAACATTAAGAATGTAACTGAATTAGATTTTGACCAGATTAAAGTCAATCTGAAAGCATATCTGTCAAGCCAAGATAAGTTTTCAGACTATGACTTTGATGGTGCTGGTATTAATATCTTATTGGATATCCTTGCGTACAATACGCAGTACAATGCACTCTTAGCTCACTCAAATGCAAATGAAGCTTTCTTAGATACTGCACAGATGAGAGCAAATGTAGTATCGCATGCAAAGAGCTTAGGCTATATTCCATCATCAGCTACTGCTGCTCAAGCTACTGTAGATGTAGTAGTACGAGGTCTCTCAA